TGTGCTTAATAAGGAATCATTTTTGACAGGATTACAATCTTTTTATGATTTAGTTCCCCCAGATGATCATAACAGAATTTCTATAGATTTAAGTGGAGGCAAAGTTTCTTTATCAACTCCAGAAGCATCTATTATGATCGAGGATAAGAACCTTGAAGACAATGTAGACTTCAAGTTTGATGTAGACTGCAAGAAAATGGCACAATCCATAGATCCCATAAAAGATGATCAAATCGTTTTTAAATTCACTGATTCGAAGACAGCGTTGATTCTTGATTCTTATAAATTTGAGAATCAAAAAGCTATTGTTATGCCTATTATGGGAAGATAAATGACTGATTTAGATGAACTTATAGTTGATATACACAAAGTCTCGGAACCAAATATGTTTGGTACTCCGCTTGATAGGTTACTAGTGTTGTGCGAGAAGTTGTTAGTTAGCCATGGTTATAGTGTTGCCGAACCTATAAATTTTGATTTCAAAATAAAGAGTTCGAAAGACCTTATCATGATGTTTTATGGGTTATTGCATCATAAGTATCCAGAAACTATGCGCAACCATACAAATATTAAGAAAGATTTACGTTTGGCTAAACAAATGTATGAGTCAAGGATGCTTAATGGGGCTAACAAAGAGGTCGCACTTAATGAGTGTGGAGAAATCATACATACATTGTTTGCGTATGAAAAAGAATTCAAATTGAAGTACCCAATAAGAGATTTTGGCGTGCTTGGTCAAGGAAATGTTGGTTGGATAACAGATAAAGCTCTACAAATAATGAATAGTAAATTAGTGTCAGAGTTAGAAGATCTAAGTGAGGAAAAGAGACAAAAAGATCTAGAGAAAGCACCGATAGAAGAGCGTAGTTTTGGTGATTTAGGGAAAATTTTAGAGCATATGGAGGAAAAGGATGGCTAAAAAGAAAACAGTAGATAAGAAAATGACAAAAGAAGCTGCTAATTTGGCGGTGATAAAGAAAGCGATTGCTAAGAAATATGGCGCGGTAATGTCTAAATTAAGTGATCATCCAGATATAGAGGTATTAACAGTAAGCACAGGTTCGATAAGTTTAGATTTGGCTTTAGGTAATGGCGGCTGGGCATTGGGCAGGATTTATGAGATATCAGGCCCCAATAGTAGTGGTAAGTCTACACTGGCGGTTCATGCTATTGTGGAAGCACAGAAACGAGGCATGAAGTGTTGTTATATAGACGCAGAACATGCGGTGGATCCTGGTTTATATAAATCCTACGGTGTAGATACAGATAAATTAGATTTGATTCAGGGGTATGATGGCGAATCCAACTTAGATATTTTGGAAAAACTAGTTAGATCTGGTGCGTATAGTGTAGCAGTTGTTGATTCCGTCTCAGCACTCATTCCAAGAGCAGAAGCTGATGCCGATATAGATAAAGATAGTATAGCCCTGTTAGCACGTCTAATGAGTAAAGCTACAAGGAGACTTGTGCCTATAGCTAACGAAACAGGTACATTGGTGATTTTTATTAACCAATTGAGGATGAAAGTAGGTGGATATGGTAATCCAGAGACCACATCTGGTGGAGAAGCCCTTGGATTTTATACCACTGGTCGTGTAAAAGTCAGAGGGCCGGAAGCTAAATCCCGTATTATAAAAGATGACACAACTGATGAGCCTATCGGACATAAATGTGAGTTCGAGGTTGCTAAAAACAAGTTATCTATACCTTTTAAGAAAGCATCTATGAGACTTATTTATACTAAAGGGTATGATCAACATTGGGAGATATTGGATTTAGCCACTAGTTTAGGTATCGTAGATAAATCAGGTTCTTGGTTCAAATATGATGGTAAAAACATAGCTCAGGGTGAAATTAACGCTGTATCTTACCTTAAAGAGAACGAAGATGTGTACACTAAGATACGTAATCTAGTTATAGATCAAGTGGGGTTAAAAGAAATCTATGAGCAAAATAGCTAATAAAGTATATGACATATTGAAAGAGTTGTTTCCTCATAATAGGATACAAAAAGAACATTATATTAATTTCAAAGGCACTAGATTGTTTTTTGATTTCTTCTTGCCGGACTTCGGTATATTTGTTGAAGTTCAGGGGGAACAACATGGTAAATACGTTAAGCATTTCCATGGTAGTAAGGAACAATTTCTAGAATCTAAGAAACGTGACAACTTAAAAATAGCTTATGTTCAGGAATCCGATTGGTTGGATCTAATAAGAATAAATTACGATGAAGATATAACTATTGACTTAGTTTATGATAAAATAAATAAAGCGTTGACTGAAAAAGAAGGTTATTATGGATAGAAAGCATGAAAAAGATTGCCCAGATTGGTGCCCACTTGATGATGGTACGAAGACTGGCGACCCAAAATATTGTAATTTATCTCTGTTATGTAAACAATTAGGTATGAGATCTGATTGGTATAAATTTAGAGATGAACATGGTAATTTTAACTTTGATTACTTCTGTACTGGTATGTACATGGTAGAAGAAGACAAAGGTATTGATGAAGAAATTTCTTAATAGGGGTTGACAAATGCAGAAAGGTGTATTATCTTTTAAGAGTGTGACATATAACGAAAGTATAATGGATGAGATTTGGAAATTAAATCCTCGTACAATTCCAGATTTAGATGGAAGGATTATTAGCCAATATATGGTAGCCACAGCACAATATTTAGTGTATTTTAGAGCACAGGTGAATGATTTGAAGGCAGAAATTTATAGAATATCTGCAACTATAGAGAATGGTGTAGCTGTTAATATGCTCAATGTTGATACGAAAGATTTCAAGACTAAAAAAGACGCTGTAAGTTATATCATAAATATGGTCCCCCATCTAGCTAAACTTCAAGATAAATTGATGAAGAAAAAAGAAGAGCTTATGGCTGTAGAGGGTATGGATAAGGTCATATCAGAATTAATAGCCACATTTAAACGTGAATTAACCAGACGAGAGAATGAGTTGTACGCAACCAGAATGGAGAGGCGATAACATGACGGAAGATGTTTTTTGTTCACCTAATGATGAACGAGCTTTACTATATTACGCCATAGATGATATAAATAACTACTATTCTATATGCGCAAGGCTTGAAACAAATGATTTTTTATACCCACAACATAGATTGATCTTTAGTATAATGGGTATGTTGGCTAATAAAGGCGCAGAAAAGTTTGATGTAGCTATGATAACAACCAAAGCCGATGCTGAAGGGGTTTTAGGCTCCATTGATGGTATTGATTATGTGCAATCAATAAGCAACATGGATTTGTCCAAAAGTAATTTTGAAATTTATTTTAATAATGTTATGGAAGCCAGTAGAAAACACAAACTCCATTCTGTTTTGTCAGAAAACATCACTCGTGTAGTAGATAATGCTAAAGAGGGTGATAGTAGTATAGATTTAATAAGTGCAGTGGAAACAAACATTTTTGATATGACACTAGCTGGTAAAGCGGTAGACGAACCAAGAAATTTAGCAGATGGTTTAGTTGAATTAATTGAATCCAGACGAAATAATGTCATACAAATGTCAGGAATACCCACTTGTTATCCAATATTGGATAAACAAATAGACGGTATGGTTCCAGGCACACTCCTTATTGTAGCTGCCCGAAAAAAAATGGGAAAAAGTGCTTTGCTCACCAATATAGCTTGTCAAGTAGCATATAAATCCATGAGAAATCTACCTGTTTTATACATTGATACAGAGATGACGTTTAATGAATGGCGAGATAGAGCTATAGCGCTCATGTCTGATGTAGAAGAGCGTGTTGTAAAGCATGGTGGGTATACAGATGAACAATATAATAAAATAACAGCTGCTACTAAAATAATTGAAAGAGGTAAATTATATCATGAGTATATGCCTGGGTATTCTGTTGATAGATTAGTAGCACTATACAAGAAATACAAGATAAAAGAGAATATCGGTCTAATTATCTTTGATTATTTAAAAGAACCTGATAGCTCAAGTGTAGATCGCCAGCGCAAAGAATACCAGATACTGGGAGATGTCACAAGTAAGCTGAAAGATTTGGCTGGTGAGTTAGATATACCCGCATTGACTGCTGTTCAGTTAAATAGAAGCGGAGATGTTGCTGATAGTGATAGAATCGCACGTTACGGGGATATTGTAGCGTTCTGGCAGACACGAACTAAAGAAGAACTTGAAGAGGGCGGAGACTTTAAAAACGTAGGTACACATAAACTGGTAATAAAAGACACTCGTAGGGGTGGAAGTACCAATGATCATGGAATTGGCTTCAATTTTTGGAAGAAACACATAAAAATCTCAGAAGTACCAGCAGACAGACAATTTTTTAATGATTTCACTGGAGAGGTTGTAAATGCAGACAGCGCAGAAGGCTATGAAAATGAACTCTTATCTTGAAAAAGAGAAACGTTGGCAGGAATTTAGACAAAAAGTACAAATCCTCAAGGATATGGTGGATCCTCGTTATCTCTTGGAGTCTTTAGGTTTTACTATCACTAGAGAAACCCCCAAGGAATTACGTGGAACTTGTGCCATACATGGTGGGGACAATACAACGGCGTTCAGATTCAATAAAACAACCAGATCATGGGTGTGTTTCACCCACCATTGTCATGATATGAATGGTAAAGATATAATTGGTTTAATAAAGTCTTCTCGTAGTTGTACCTTTAGTGAGGCAGTGGAATATCTATCCAGCTTAGTGGGACAAGTTGACCACCCCACTTATGTGGAGCTTAAACAGAGGCGCGAACGAGAAGTATTTAAGACAAATTATTTAGATAAGAAGTCTAAATCTAGATGGACTGATGAGAAAACATTGGAACAATTCAAACCAACTCGTTCTACTTATTTTAATGAGTTTGGATTTTCAAATAAAACATTAGATCACTTTGAAATAGCTGGCGGATACGTTGATTCTCATGGGTTTCTAAGAGACATCGTTCCTATAAGGGGTGAGGATGGTAAGTTAATGGCCTGTAGTATGAGAGATATAAGGCTAGATGCACCAGATGATGATTTCAAGTATATTTTAACTAAAGATTTCTCAAAAGATACGGTGCTGTATAATTTACACAACGCTAAGAAATACACAGAGAAACTACCATTGATAGTAGTTGAGGGGTTTAAAGGTGTCTGGCGACTATATGATTATGGTATACATAATGTAGTAGCATGTATGGGTTCAGAGCTAACACCAGGACAAATTCACTTATTATACAGACATGCTGTGCGCGGTGTAGTTCTATTCTTAGACAATGATAAAGCTGGAGTGACAGGTACTTTTAAAATATATAATGAATTAAAAAATAAAATGAATATATCATTTGAATTAATAACTGAGGTTGATGAGAATGGTAAAGGGTTGGATCCTTCTGATTTAGATAAGGAAACAGTCCATGAATATTTGAGAGGGTATATATAATGAACGGAGAAAATTTTGTAATATTAAAAGGTAGACTGACTAAAGTTAATGTTAAAACAATTGGTCAGTACAATAGTAATAAACTTAGTGCTAGATTAGCTATTCCCTCGCCTAATCCAGGAACTAATCCTCAGTATGTAAAGATAGCAGCGTTTGGCACTTTAGCAGATGCGATGAGTTTAGTAGATAAGGACAAATTTGTTAAAATTCATGGCCATATTGAGGAACAACATTACGATGGTAGGTGCAGACATTGTGGTGGCCACGATAGAAAATATTGGACCGAAGTTTTAGTGGATAATTTTGTAGTTGAAGATTAAGGAGGATTTTATGCCGATTAATGAAGATAATGCACAAATAGGAACACCTACTATGGTTTTATTACCAGCAAGAAATTACAAGTTTGAGGTGTCCGAAGAAGAATTTGTAATAACTGTTCCGAGAAAAGGTAGTTATCATGATGTAGACCCTGATTTTTTTAGTGAAGAAGAGGGGGAGTTCAATTTATATGATGGTAGAAGTGGGGTTATGTATATACCAGCCATTTCTAAGATACTTTTTGCTACTAAGAAATACCCATCATTAGAAGCTAACCAATTATTTGCTCCTATAGCCTTGAAGTTTAAGAAAGGCAAGGTAGATATTATAGGACAAGTATTAACAATGTTACCAACAAGCTAAGAGGTGTATTATGAAGTGTATTAAATGTAATTCTGATGAAAGCACAGACATGTATTTTGTAGAAACTTTTCCATGCCCACATTGTGATGACGATCTGGAAGTACAGTATCATATATGTAAAGATTGCCATATAACTTGGAAAGTAGTAGGTGATAATGTCGTATCTATGGCAGATTTTGATGATGATGTAGTATTTGCGAAATCTGATGATGACTTCTTTGAGGCATTTACTTCAATTAGTACCAATGAGGTACTCACAGGACCAGTTATGGGTGAGTTGGTTCATAGATGTATTAAATGTGGTGCTATCGCGTTTGAGATCGCTGATAAGAAATGGCGGTGCAATGATCCTAAATGTCAATTTGAATGGGAGGTATTAGCAGTTGACTAACCACTACGAAACATTAGGTGTCAATCGGGACGCTACCCAAGATGAGATAAAGAAGGCCTATAGAAAACTTTCTATGGAGCATCACCCCGATAAGGGTGGTGATGAAGAACAGTTCAAAAAAATTTCTGAGGCCTATTCGGTTCTTAAAGACCAAGATAGTAGATCTGCGTATGATAACCCTAATCCATTTGGTGATATATTTGGTAATTTCTTTAGACATGGAGGGCCTGGTCCGTTTGCCCGCCCAAGACCGAAAAGACCTGATATACACGCACCTAGAAAGGGACGAGATCTAAAATACATGTTAGATGTACCACTTGGTATCGCTATATTTGGCGGTGATGTCAAATTTAAATTGTCTTATGAGGACGCCTGTACAGAATGTAATGGTTTAGGAGCAACTAAGCTTGAGAAATGTGATGAATGTGATGGTGCTGGTTCTCGTGTGGAGGTTAGAAGTGATAGAGGTATACACATGCAAACTGTTACAACATGCCCTAAATGCAATGGTATGGGAGAGAAAGCGGTTGAGCCGTGTGAAATATGTAAAGGTAAAGGAAGAGTTCTTATAGATAATAGAGAGTTTGTGGTTCATATAGAAAAAGGCAGTAGGGATGGCCAAGTTCAGGGTATACACGGTGCTGCTGGGGAGGGAGTAAACGGCGGTCCAAACGGTGATTTAATTGTCAAGTTGAGACTGAGTCTTCCTAACCCCGATGATCTTACGGAAGAACAAATAAAAGTATTAAAGGAGATATAAATGTTACTTAGAGTATTAAGTTTAGATATATCTGCTTCATCCACTGGTTGGTCTTATGTATTTGGCGCCAACGGTGTGAGAGACTACGGTCTTATTAAAACTAAACCTAAATACAGTACTGCAGAAAGATTAACTTTTTTTAGACAAGAGTTAGAAGACATAGTTGATATGTACAGACCATCTCATGTAGTGATAGAGGACGTGTATTCTGGTCTAAACGTTAAGACACTTAAACTTCTAGCCAAATTTGCAGGAGTAGCTGAAGAGATTTGTTTTAGAAAGACTGGTGCAGAACCTTATATCATAAGTAACAAAACAGTTAAAGCCTATTTTAAAACAAAGAACAAAGAAGATATGTTTCACTTTATGGTAGACATTTTGGATTGGCCAAAAGATGAGGTCAAATTTAAAAAACATAATGATTTAACTGATTCTATAGCACAGCTTATGTGTTACTGTGATAAGGTATTGAACTTTAGGAAATTCAGAACCGAAACAGATTATGGGTATAAATATGACAAAAGATAGTATAGTAAATTATTATAATAAAGAAGAAATGAAAACTATTATATATACTATGTATAAGGAGACCGCTGCAAGTAGAGGTCTTGATATTGATGCAGATCTTGAGCAGTATATATTAAATCAGGTAGAATATCTAATGACATTATATGATGTTAAAACAGATCTAGAGTGCTTTAAAGTACCTTTTGGCGAAGACGATGATGGTGAAGAGATGTTTAGTAAACCATTAATGTACTTAGATAAAGTTGAAGAGGTATTAGCAAAATTTCAAAACAATCAAGCTAAGATGTTTTTACATGTATTAGCTTTAGAAGTTGATAGATATATAGGAAAAAGAAATGAGGAGGAATAAACGTGGCTAACAAAGTAGTCAAGCTTAGTGCAACCAGAATAGGTTCATTCTTACGATGTAAACTCAAATACTGGTTTCAATACCATAAAAGATTACCAAAGGTCTCTAATCCATCATTTAAACTTGGGTTAGCATGCCATGAGTCATTGGAGATGGCTGGTGGTATATGGATGGAGAAAGAACAGTTCACTAAGAACGACATTAAAAAGATTTTAGAGCATTATGATAAGGTATCTGTACGAGAGGGTATCGATGATATGAGTATTCATATCGAAGGCAAAGAATTAGTTAAGAATAGGTTGAATAGTTTTTTGTCGGGAACTAAATTATTAGGTCTAGAAACTAAATTTGGTTTTGGTAAGGGCTCTATGGATATATCCACAAAGGATGGAGTACCATTGGTTGGGGCTATAGATAAAGTAGAGGAGATAGATGAAGATACACTGTTAATTGTGGACTACAAGACATCTAAGACTGCTCCTACACCAGACCAATTGAAGACTGATGTGCAGCTTTCGATTTATGATTTGGTAGCACAGCAATTGTGGCCTGGTTACAAAAGAGTTATTCTTAGTTTAGATCTATTGAAGTCTGATGTTGTCTATACATATAGAACAGTCGAAGAACGCAAAGAATTTGAGAAGTATCTTACTATTATTCATAATGAAATGGTAGAGTTTACTAAGAAAGAAGCCAAGGCCGACCTCAACATATTCTGCCCATGGTGCGATTACAAAGATTATTGTGAGACATATGAGAAAGCATGTCAGAAATCCAATTATGAATTCTTACCTATAGTAAACTATAGTGATGAGCAATTGGTTAAAGAGTGGAATGAAATCAAATCAGTGTCTAAGATTTTGGATAGTAGGGAGCGTGAGTTAGCAATGGTACTGATGGAGAAAATCAAGCAAACTTCTGCCAATATTATGGGCGAAGATCTTGAAGTATATGTGAGACAAAATTCCAGAACAACTTATGATTTGGATACTGTCCATAAGCTAGTACCACCTGATGACTTCGCAAAACTCGTAGGGATAAATAAAAAATCAGTGGAGAGATATTTGAATAGCAATCCAGCTATAAAGGAAAAGGTTATATCTACTTCTACTACTAACTATACTAAACCTTTTCTATCTACTAAAAAAATAAAAAAATAAGAGAGGTTGATGAATTATGGCGAAGACAAAGAAAAAGACTGCAAAGAAAAAGGCAAACAGACAAAGTTTTGCAAAGAAAATTAAGGTGTTGGCTTATTGTGACAGCCCCACATGTGCCACAGGGTTTGGTACTGTTAGTAGAAATATCTTCGAGGGTCTTTATAAGACAGGCAGATACGATATTGATATATTAGGTATCAATTATTGGGGGGACCCACATAACTTTCCTTACAGAGTCTGGCCGACAGGTACAAATGCGGAGAAGGATCCTTATGGTAGAAAAAAGGTATGTGGTATGATTCCTAGGATGGAATATGATCTCTTGTTTTTTCTGCAAGATACCTTTATTTTAGATTTTCTGCCTGAGTTAATTCCTTATCTTCAAGGTAAGGGTAGGAAGTTTAAATCAATTTGTTATTTTCCAGTAGATGGTGTACCTAAATCTAATTGGGTCAACAACATTAATGCTGTGGATTATCCTGTAGCGTATTCTCAGTTCGGTTTGAAAGAAGCTAAACATGCGCTTCCAGCACTTAAAGAAACTAGAACTGTACCACATGGTGCTAATACAAAGGACTTCTTCCCACTGCCTGAGGAAGATGTAAAGGCTTTCAGAGCACAATATCTTGGTCCGCAAGCTGATAAATTTGTATTTACAAATTTAAACAGAAACCAACAGAGAAAAGATATCCCAAGAACTATTCAAGCGTTTGTAGAATTTAGAAAAGAAGTACCTGAGTCGGTTCTGTATCTACATATGGCACAGAAAGACCAGGGATGGGATCTACCAGAAGTTGTACGAGCTTATGGATTGAATCCTAAAGAGGATGTTATCTTCCCTGAGAATTTTGGACCGAACCAAGGTTATCCACTACAGATTGTTAACATGATTTATAACATGAGTGATGTGGTGCTTAGTACTACATTAGGTGAGGGTTGGGGACTGTCTTGGATTGAAGCCATGGCTACAAAAACACCAATCATTATGCCTGAGAATACAGCGTTGGTTGAGAACATAACCGAGGACAGAGGATATCTTGTCAAGAGTGGCGGAGATCCAGGTTTGTACACAGTATTGCCACATGATAATGAAGTGATTAGACCATTGGTTGATGTTAAAGACATGGTGGATAAGATGCTTCAGATCTATAAAAACCCAGAAGAAGCAACTAGAAGAGCTGAAAACGCCTATAAATGGATGAAAGAAACACTGGAATGGCAGGAAGTTGTCGCCCCTCAGTGGGTAAAAATCTTTGATGAAGCATATGAAGCGTTGTTAACTGATAAGGTAGAACATGTAGAAGAGGAACCATCTAAAGTTATTGAAACGGAGGCTTTTTAATGTCAGTTACTGAACTTTATATTCATAAAATAGTGGCTAGAGATTTGCCTGATTTATGGTTCCAAGCAGTGAATGATATATTAGATCACGGCCGGCGTTTTACCATCGATAAAGGGTCTTACGCCGGTCAGACCCGCTTGGAGTATGATTATTTTATAGGTCATGTTAGATACCCAGGTACTCAACCATTTATACCAGATATACCAGCATCTATAGGTATCCCTAACCCTGTAGAAGAAGCTTATATTTATGGTGGTGAGGGGTATGATCGTTCTTATGTAGAATATATAATGACTGACAGAAAAGAAGATAATGAACAATATACTTATGGAGAACGATTAACTAACGCCCCATTATTTGAATGGCATCGTGATGGTCTGTTCACAGATTGTTGTGGCAGAGTTAATCAAATAGATGAGATAATTAATACTTATAAGGAACATGGTCATAGAAACAATCAAATGATCTTGCAGGTTGGGCAACCCATGGATATTAGGTTAGAAGACCCTCCCTGTCTTCGACATATAGATACTAGAATACAAGATAATAAATTACATTTCTTTGTTTACTTTAGATCGTGGGATTTATGGGGAGGTCTACCTGCTAATTTGGCTGGTATTCAAAATTTGAAAGAATATATGGCCACAGAAATTGGTGTAGAAGATGGAGAAATGGTTGTAGAAAGTAAAGGACTGCATCTGTACGGCTACGCGGAAGAGCTAGCTAAACTAAGATGTATGAGAGAGGAATAGGATATGGAAATAAAAGGAATTAAATACATAGCGCCATGTTTGGACCAGTCTGGATACGCAAGAGCGTCTCGAGGTAATATATTAGCTCTTCATTCTTTGGGTATACCTATTACAGTATCACCTATATCGTTTGAAAAAATACACCCAGATCTAAATGAGCATGGTAAAACTATTGCGAGTTTAGTGGATAAGGATATAGACTATAATATTGTTATTGTACATTCCACTCCAGAATTCTGGGAACAACATAAAGAAGCCGGTAAGACTATGGTGGGGTACACTATATGGGAGACTACTAAGCTACACCCAGACTGGATTCCCTATATAAACAACAATGTAGAAAAAGTACTCGTTGGGAGTAAATGGAATGTAGGTGTATTCAAAGAAAATGGTATTAAAATCCCAGTTGGTGTTGTACCACACGGTGTGGATGTCAATGATTACAAAGGAGTCAAACCTTATTCTATTAAAGGAGTGTCTGATGATACCTTTGTATTCTACGATATTTTTCAATGGACAGAGCGCAAGCACCCATTAGCTCTTATTAAAGCATATTGGTATGCTTTCCAGAATCCAGAAGAGAAAGTAGCATTGGTCATGAAGACACACAGAAGCGGTTATACTGAAGGCGAAAAAGACGCTATTCGTTCCACTGTTAAGAGACTCAAAGAAGTCACCCCAATAGATCACTACCCACCTATTTATCTTATATTAGATATGTTATCTGAAAATGAAATGGCCGGTCTGAATGCTAGAGGAGACTGCTATGCCTCCCTTGATAGAGGAGAAGGGTTCGGTCTTGGACCATTCCAAGCGGCAGCCGCGGGCAATCCAATTATTGTCACAGGGTTTGGTGGTGTTACTGAGTATGCTAAAGAAACAAATAGTTATCTTGTGGACTATGTACTTACACCAGTATTCGGAATGCCTTGGAGTCCCTGGTATAGAGGAGATCAGTTGTGGGCAGAGCCATCTGTACTGGGTGGTGCTAAAGCTTTACGTGAAGTTTATGACAATCAAGATGAAGCCAAGAAGAAAGCTAAAAAACTACAAACCAGTATTAGTAGAAGATTTTCTTGGAATGCTATTGGTAAAAAAATAGTCAAAGAACTGGAGAAAATGTAATGTCATTTGTAAGATATTTTGATGAGAAATTTTCTAGTAAGCTCGACAGAAGAGCTCAGACTTTCAGAAAAATATTTGAAGAATTAGAAAAAAAGAAACGTGAATACTACCTCATAGTGGAAACAGGTTGTGCTAGATTAGCTGATAATTTTGCTGGTGATGGTATGAGCACAATACTTTTTGATGAATTCGTTAATTATTATGATGGTAGAGTTGTTAGTATAGATATTAATGACTCCCATTGTATGACAGCAC